TAAAGATTACCTTTGCAGAAGTGATGTCCTCACTGATGACTTTCCCAGATAAAGTCCAAGCACCACGAAAATGACGGTCACTCGGCTTACTCGTCAAATCAGCAGCATTAATCTGCTTGCCGTCCTTATCCACAATATATACTGCTACAGCCATGTCTTTTTCTCCTATGCGGCGTTTTCTTCATTTTGTAAATCATCTGATATCTTCCAAGCATTGCGCCACTCACGGGTAGCCGGGAGCTGGTCTTTGCGACAGATAATCATCTTAGGTTTATTTCCCGTATCCCACTGACGCCAAACATGTTGTGGTACATCTTTCTGAATCAGATATTCGATTGCTTCTTCTTCTGTCATTGCTGGGATTGGCTCGGTCTGATGTAATAGATAACCACGAGTGTGCTTCTTGAAGTCGGGTTGCGCTTCATCCTTTGCCAACTCCCAGTACACCCACACAGGTGGCAAGATACCGCCTTGCAAAGCACACGCCATCCAATTTGGGTCAGGCACAAGTATCTTAGCGCACTCATCAATCTTGTCTTCATAGACTACCCGATAGTCTGACGGTAAACCATCTAGGTTTTCCTTTGCCCAGCATAGACGGTCAAATAAGTGTATGCCTTGAAACTCTGGTGTCTGCATTACGCTAAGTCTCCGTGAATTACATTACAAACGTATGCAACATCACCTATTCCTGCCGATGAAGCACCCACAAATTTTTGAACTACACGAACTGAGCCAGTTGCTACAGAATCATCCTGCTTTGGATGACTTCCGTATATAAAATTAGTAACATCAGAAGCATCAGCCCCCACGCCTGTCACAATGTACGACTTCGCTGCTGCCATATTACTGATAAATGAAATGGTTGTATCACCACTCCCACCTTCATCCGTTAAAGAAGAACTATTAAAGCTATCAAATGTTGAGTGACTCGTTGCCGTGTTAAAAGCACACCACACTTTTGCAGTACCATTAACAACGTACTTTGTGTCTATTACGTTTGGTATAGTAACACTAGAACCATCGACAGTTTCAGTTGTCGTAGTACCTTGAATCTGGTCTGCTACAATTTTACCTGCCATTACGCTAAATCCCCTAGAACTGCAATATGATTTTGTCCGTCGTCAGCATTTGGTGGGTTGTCATTACTCATGCTAAGTCTCCAAATACAGCCATGTTGATTACTTCAAAATCGTCAGCGTTACCAGTACTTAAGCCATAAGTATGTATTCTCATTGAACCTGTGGCTTGCGCACTAGTGTCAATACCTATATTTGCATTTCTAGCTGTGCCAGATTGAAAATCTGCTGTTAGTAAATAACAATAATTAGTATTTCCAAGACTATTTGTATATGAGTGCGTGTAATCTCCATTCCCGCCATTATCCGTATATCCAGAAATATTAAAATTATCTCTTTCAGCTATTGTGCTAGTACCGTTAAGATTTGACCAAACTTTTGCCAACCCCTGTTGCAAGTTAGTGGTCGTGCTATTACCCTCACCTGTTACAAGAATAGACCCAGCAGTGCTTGTGCCTGTGAGTTTGTCTGTTTTTATCTCACTCATGCTAAGTCTCCCATTACTATGGAACTACTATTAGCGTCACCAACACTATTAGAGGTATTCTCAACTTGAACTGTGTAATTTGATGTTGTTTGTGCCGTACTTATACAAACCATATTGAAATCTTCTAGTATGCAAGTAGCTAAAGCATAATTTACGTTTGCCATGTTATTAGTAAATGTAATGGTAGTATTACCCGCAGTGCCATTATCAGTTGTTCCTGATACATTAAAACTATTTGTATCCGCATCATCAGTAAGTCTAGACCAAGCCTTTGCAGCGTGTTGCTTAGTTAGCGTAACTGGGCTTGTTCCATCACTGGCTACAATCGTATCTGCTTTTAATGTACTCATCTAAACCACCGTGTATGTTTCGCCAGAGCCGACTGTAACCGTCACGCCTGAGTTGATAGTGATTGGCCCAGCAGACATGGCATTTTTACCGTTAGTAATCGTATAATCGGCTGTAACAGTCTGGCCGTTTTCATAAAATACTTCATCACTCCCACCACCAGTTGCACCGGCTGCTGATGCTGCTTCAAGTGAAATAGTTGATGATGAATTATCAAACGTAAGTACAAAATTGTCTTGGCTTGAACCAACGGTCTGATCCACATTAAAAACAAAGTTGCCAAGAGCTACATTTCCAGTGCCATTTGGAACTATACTAATATTTCTATTAGATGTGCTTACAATACTATGAGTAACAACATCTAAATCACCCCCAAGTTGCGGTGATGCATCTACAGACAAATCAGTACTAGCTGCGTCTGCGCCTGAGTAACTAAAATCTACTCGCAATCCATCAGCATTTGAAAATGATCCGTTTGAGACAACATGCGTTACTGGAACTTTAGTGTATCCAGATGCATCAGTTATAGCCCCAGAAACTTTGAATGTTGCAAAGGTTGATGGCGTTCCCTCTTTCTCAATTTGTATTATGCCTCTGGCTACCGCATTAGATACATCATCAAACGACTGAACAAAGCCTGATATGTCTACAGAGTTGTCATCAACATCATCAAAAAATAGCACCGATACAGAACTAATTGTGCCGTTGTTAAAAGCTAATTTTCCAGCGCCGGGATCTGCGTCAGATGTGCTGTTGTTAAAAGTCATCTGTAAACCAGAAGAGTTGCCTGTCGCGCCTGTGTTGCCAGTAACCAAACCAAAGGCCAGAGCCAAAGCACCTGTAGATGCTGTATAGGTTGCAGTGGCTGTAGGAGTGCCACCAGCAGACACAGCAGACACAGATGACGTTATTGTATCAATCTTTCCTTCAGTGACTGTAAGATCGCCGCTACCGTCAAATCCAAGTATTTTATTTGCTCTGGCTGTTGCGTCAGCGGTAAACTCAGATGTAGCAATGACGTTAGTTTGAGAAACTTTTAGTGAACGTCCAATTTCTTCCTCAAGCTCTTGTACGATAAATGTGAGTTTATCTAGCGCATCTTCATGCGTAGCTGCTGGGAATGGGTCATTTGCCACATAATCTGTAAGCTGTGTTCTTGCTGTTGTGCGTAGCAACACAACTGTCTCGCCGCTTGCTGGTATGTTGCCAGAAGTAAATACAACATTCCCACCACTGGCACTTCCAACACCTGTTACAGTGTAGTGAGTTGTTTTAGTCTTAGTGGTTTCTGCGCCTGTCGAGTCAGTACGAATGATGACTGTAATATCATCATCATCAAAGATCTTAAAGTTATACGAAAACGTATCGTTAGATCCGTCGCCGCTGGCGCTTCTTTTGGTTGTTGTGCTACTAACTGTCATGCCCCACTCCTATGGTACTTATACAGCATTTTAGTCATTTGCGAAAGGGTTAGTAGGCTGATGAAGGTGGAAGCCAATATTCCTGATTATATTCCCTTTTTATACGTCTTTGCACCCGGCGCATATAACCTGGGTCTGACCACTCCATAGCACCATTCCATATCATGTAATTCATGGCTTGTTCTGTCCAAAATAAGTTTGCAAATGGGGTATTACTTTTAATGAACCTAGCGTAGTCTTTCGCGGAACCTTCGCCTGTTACTGTCTTTTGTATGAGTTTCAAGCCTTCACCAAGAGTATCTACGGATGGGCCAAGTAAGGTTTCTTGAAAAGACTGACCATATCTGTTGTACTCTGAAAACATAAAATCTCCATAAATGCCAAGGCCGCCACCTCTTGTTAGCGCGTCAAGCCAGGACTTTATATCTTTTGGGTCTTTAGGCTTTCTGCCTTTTACGGCATCTTTTGCCGCACCAGATAAATACCCAAGTGCAGTAGTGGCCAACACCATAGCTGCGATAGCTGCTCCACCGCGCAACTTTGACGGGTGCGCCTGAAACTCTGGCGCAAGTTGCTTGGTAATGACTGTAACAGGAAAAGACTTGAACTGACCAACGTACCTCACTAATTCGCCCAAAACGCTGCCCCTTGATTGGCCTAGCGTCATCAATGCGCGTTCTCTTTCCCCAACAGTTACAACACCCTCATCTACAGAATCATTGATTAGACCCATTACTTTAGTTCGCAAACCGTCTCTAAACTGATTTCGCATGTCATCGGTGATACTGAGTGTGTTTAAATTGTCTCTAATAATCGGGTCTATAACATCAGCAGACAAAGTATCAATCGCATCGGGCACTATGTAGTGTTCGCCATCAGCGGCAAATGTTTCTAACGTCCTAAACGTTCCCCACTCTCTGTCAGTGATTCTATACATCTCAAGGGTTCTACGAAACTTAGGTGGCAGTTTACCAAAATCTACCTTCCTGTAACTTGCTAATTCGTTTGCAAAAACAGCAGCCAACCCATTTTTATGCCCCTGTGTCCATCCGCCCAGCAAGTTCACTCTATAGAATGTCTTTTGCATACTAGATATAAAGCCAGGCACGTTGCTTACACTATCACCCGCCAAGGCATGTATTTCACCAAGGTGCTGATCTGTGTATATTTTTAACTGTCTGTATAACTGCTTCTTCTCTTTAGACGAAACAAAAGACGATGCAAGTCCATCAAACGAACTTTTGTAAGAACCCAGAAAACCTCTGCTTGTTTTTCTATTTATTGTGGTTGCTTTAAAGACAATATCAGGAAACGCTGAAAGCACTGCACCCCCTAGTTTTGCCATGCCTTGCACAGCCCTTATGCTGGAACCAATCTTTGCTAAACTGGTTCTATCAGGTATTTCCGTGCCGCCAGTTACAGTCTTATAATACGCCTCACTCAAACCAGCAGATAGTTTGTCAACAACCTTCCCTTCTGCTGCGGCATCGTCTGCTATAGTGTCTAGTATTGACGTATGCATAGCTGATGGGTTTGGCCCCATCTTCTCTAGCAAAGCTATGTTTCTGGCATCATACTCTAGACCAGTGTAAAACTGTTCAAACAAATTTCCACGGGAAAACTTACTCGCGTATTCAAAAGAGGCTTCGCCATTCATAAAATGTATGCTTCTTGCGGCGCTTATCTTTTTAGCAATATTTGCAGAAGCAGCCCTGCCAGAAGGCGCACCAGTTCCTTTATCGGCGTAGTGATGCCTGCCTGTAACAAATTCATTGTATAATATTTCTAAATATCTTTCCTGTGACCTACGAACATCTGTACCTTCTGGCAAATTAACGTCTTCTGGTTCAAGACCCTTAAATGTCTTCTCTTGGTCTATTGTTTTCAAAAATGTAGCTTTCCATTCCTCAAACCCCGCACGGCGTATTAGGTCGGAATCATGGGTTTGTCGTACTAAAAAGTCGTCCCTTTCTCCTATGTATGCGCCAGCACGGTTTTTTCTTTGAAGCCTAGACTTGCTGCTTTTATTCATAGAATCATATATTTCAAGTGCTTCTTTGGATACCTTGCCCTCTGAATACAAAGTCTTGATTTTATCTGGGCTTGCATACCCTATGATTCTAATTTCGCCATCTAAGGTTCCTTTGGCAAAAAGGTCGTATAAATGGTCGCCTTTTCTAGCGAGGTCTAACTCAAATGACGCAGCATAATCTTTATGAAGCGCAGCCTTAGTAGAGGACACACTATCCCTGGAGCCTGCCACCATCTTGGAACTTCCAACAAGGTATGCGTTGTATCCATCAATCAACGTGGCGTTTTTTGTGTCAGCCTTGTACTTTTTGAGGTGGGCCATAATGTTGGCTTTTTGCTTTGCCCTTAATAGCGCCTCTTTTTTGCTCTGGAGTGCAACCAGACGAACTTCTCTAGCCTTTTCCATGGCCACATTTAGTGCGTTATCTACATCATTTTGCGATGATGGGGGACGCCTTTTAAGCTCTGCCTCAAAATAATTTGCGACAGTTTTGGACTCGTCCACAGAAAAAGCTACGCCTCTGTCCTGTGCGGTTTTTGTCATCAAATTAATACATCTTTGACTAGCCAACTTTTATACTCCCCAAAACACACCTTGCGCCAGCAGCGAACACATCATCTAACTGTTCTGCACGTTCTGCATAAGTAGTCCACTCATCTAATTCTGTTAATGTGGCATCATCTATTAACTGATTATCAGCCAATCCGCGTATCTCATCTTCAAGAGCTTCTATTTGTTGTTTAAATTGATTTATCTCTGCGTCTGGCGTTACTCTTGCCGCAACAAACTCACTTGCCTCAAAGTTTACGGTTTCTAAAAAATCATTCCAATCTTGCAGACCAAGTTCTTCTTGGTTCATTGATTGGACTCTAGCTATCTCTGCATTTAGCTCTTGTTCAGTGACTTCTGGCCCTCTGGAACGGCCAATTTCCAGCAGTTGCTCATCTGTTACAGCGTTTTCTGCTATTGCAATTTCGTCAAATAACTCATCGTCCGACATGCCCCGTGGGTCAATGCCAAGTTCAGCAACACGCTCCTCTAACTCTGTAGCCTCTCTCCATCTTGCTGCTTCGCCATCAAAATCGCTGTACCAGTTTTTTGTAACGGCATCTGTTTCAACAGCATTTATAAACTCATCAAAAGAAACCTCTGTATTGTAGGTATCTACTTTTGATGGGAAGAAACCCTCTTCTTGTGCAGCTTCAATTATACGTTCAGGCGGTTTGCCATTTTTGTTTAGCACCCTAAAACCGCTTTTATCTAATCTTTGCTTTAGGTCGCCCACGCCAACAGACTTAGGGTTTATGCCGCCTTGCTTGCGTATAAACTCATTAAGATTGGTTGAGGGCTTTTTACGGGCCGCTTGCAGTGCTGATGGAAGTACATTTGTTTTACCAGGAACCCGCATCGGCTCTTCATCAAGCATCTGAAGCGCACGATTGGTTTTTATATCCAACTCACGTTTGTATTCAAAGCTAGTTGCAGGGTCTGTTTTTAAGACAGGCACAACATTAACTGACTGCCCAGTGGCTAACTGACCTAATGAAGTGGAATATGCCGCCTGTATTGTTTCTGGTTTCGCTCTTGCAAAAACGTCAAACAGTTTGCCGCCCAGTCCAGTGACAGCACCGCCCAAGATAGCCCCAGCAGTCACGTTTATAAAAGCGTCCATCAACTCATAATCTGGGTCTTGTTCTAGATAAGCGCCAGGCAATGCAATGGCTGCCTCAAAAGCAACACCAGCCACGGCAGCTTCGCCAGCACCCGCAGCCACACGCCCAGCAGTTGGGCCGAATCTTGTTGTGATCCCAGATGTAGCTGCAATAGCCGCTGCACGGGCAGGCGCATATAGTCCTACAGCCAATGGCGCAGCTATGCCTATGCCTATATTAGTTGGGTCAAAGATACTGCCAACAATCTCTGCTGACAATCCAGCAGCAGCAACACCGAATGTTCTTTGTGCGCGGGATAGCGTCAAATCTCTTTCATAACGCCTGTCATAAGCCTCCGCTAATGAACGCGCCACACTTTCTCTAATACCTGTCTGTGATACTTGTAAGCCTGGCCTGTAATACTGGCTTTCGTTGTACTCATTTAAGCTAAGTGTATTTTCATCATAAAACTGACGCGCAAAGGCCTGCCCCACAGACTTTAGTTTTTGACTACCGAATGTAGCGCCACTCATAAACCTTGCACTAAGCACATCTCTAGTGTCAGCAGGAGTGTACTCAAAGTAATTGTCCACATGAGACTTGGACAAGTTCATGTTTGGATAATGAATATCCACTATGCACCCCCAACATCAAAAGCAGATATTGGTTCTGGGGCAACTTTAGGTTGTTGCTTACCAGTCTCAATGGCAGTTTCTTGCGTTTCTTGACGCTTCAATAAGCCTGACAAGGAACGCTTGATAGGCTGTCCATCAACGCCCATCACCGCGCCAGCATTTTTATCTAACAAAATGGCATCATTACCATCACTGGATATAACCCACCCGTACCCGTCTTTAACTTCGGCAAGATATCGTCTGCGTTGGGTATCATACTCAGCGCTTACTTCGCCTTCACGTTGCGGTCTGAAATAAACATTGCCTTCGTTTAACTCATCGACAGCAAGTTTCAAATTTTGTTGAATAAAGTTGGCACTTCCAGCCATGGTTTTTGGCAATCTAAGAGATACATTCTGATTAGGGAAGTTTTCAACATAGGAGTATCGTTCATCAAAGATAGTGGCCGCTTGGTCGATGTATGACTGTATGCTGTTAGCATCAATCCTCTCATCGCCTGACAAACTTTGCCCATCTTGCTGTATAAGATACACAGTTAAATTGGAAATCATGTCGATATGCTGCTGCCTAGCATCACGCATACCTGTTGTGTCTGCTGCCGCTGCCCTAATTGTGTTGCCTTGAAAATCAACAAAAGAACCGCCAAGCATAGAATTTAGATGCGTTCTAACAGCGTCATTTTGTCTAATCTGTGAATTGAGTAAATCTCTATTCGTAGGAGTGACCCCGATTGTAATTGCACCAGGTAAGGCAGACTGTAGCAACACATCTGACATAGGGGCTTCAGGCAAGTTGGCAACATAGTTCATCGCCAATGATAAACCGTTAGCCCGTAACTGTCTCATGCCAGCCGCAGCTATGCGCTTAGACACTGGCACACCTGTCTCAGATTTTACGCCAAACTCAATCAATACAGCGTCCACATCCTCTGCTGTTTGTGCCTGTGAAACTTTTTTGTTAAAATCTTTTACCTGAGTATTAGTAAATATTTTTCTTTCGTTTTCAGGTATACCCATAGTTTCTTGTGCCACCAAAATCTGGTCTACAGTTGCGCCTTTTGTGGGGTCGCCAGCAGTAGGAAATTTTCGCTTAAAATTTTCTTGAATATAACTAACCGGATCTGTGTTAAGCCTGTTTTGACGGTCTTGTATGGCCTTGTCAAACATTTCGACTTCCATTAGCTTTTGAGCAGCTTGGTCTGTGCCAGATGCAGCCGTTGCTTCTGACATAAGCCTATCTCGCGTTTCTAACACATCCTCTGTGCTTGAAAAAGTTAGCGCGTCCACAGTTTCGAATGTACTTGTTGCAACCGCAGACTGCATCTCTATATCAAGCGCAAGGTCTTCGCGTCCAGCCTGTCTAAACATAGAAGCAGATTCAGCCGCCTGTTTTGCGCCTTCACCAGTAAGCCGGATAGACGCTATAGCGTTTTCTGCTTTTGCCTTTGCTTCTGCTGTTAGCGGCCCTTCAAGATAGTTAATGTGCGTCTCATACATACGAGATAGTGCTTGGCGTTCCGCAGCAGTCTTCCCTGCGCCACGCCCTTTACCATTTAATATCTTATCTTTTTCTGCGCGAAAGTAACCAATGCCCTTTGATTGGTCTGCTGTCTCAGCGAGTATTTCCCGCTTGTTAATTTCAAGGTCTATGGACTCTCTAGTAAAATTTAGGTTTAGTCCATCTGCGACACCATTATCAAGGATGTCATTTATGTTTTTCATTGTAAGCTGACGCATACCAGGATTGGTAACTGCTTCATCAATGTAAACGGCAAGAGCCGCTTGCGCTTGCGCTTTTCTGTTAGCTTGCTGTTGTGTAAAAACTTTTGACCTTCCTATGGACATTTTGCTGTCGATAGATTTGCCCAAGTTAGTTTTTACAAACCTCTTTTGGCTTTCCGTTAAATCTGTGCGCGTATCCACAGATGCCAAAGCATCCTTCTTAAATGCACCAGCTTCTATCTCAAAACCTGCGACAGTGTTGCTTTTTGGATTTTCTATAAGGTCTTGTGCTTCTGGCATGTACTTGCTAATAGCGGCGTTTTTGGCTTCTTCTGCTTGAGTCTTTTTCTCAGCCATACCGAACTGAAACGCCACCTGACCAGCTTGTTTTGCTAATGCAGCGGTTGCGCGTCCTGGTGCTTCAAATGCTGCACTGCTTGCACGAGGCCCTAAATTACCTACAGCCAAGCCTACCTGTTGCTGATATACGGGAATCTTAGGCATTATTACCTCACGCCATTAACTGTGCGGCTTGTAAACCGCCTTGTAACAAAGATTGATAAGACTGTGTTTTCAATGCGCTTGCCCTTGCGCGTCCCTCTGCACGGGCGAGAGTAGCTTCTGCTTGTTTTTGTGTTTGTTCAATATCAGCAGCGTACTGTATTTTAAGGGCATCCATCTCTGTGTTAAAATATGAATCAGCTAATGCTTGCAATGCACTCCCTGACATTTGTATGCCTGAAGCTGCCGTAGCCACGCGCTGTGACGCAATCAGTCTTTCTGACTGTTGCCGCATATTATTTTCTTCTTCAACCTTTCTACGGGCCAGGATGATTGCTTCGTTTTCTGCAAGTTTAGCGTTATAGTCAGCGGTTTGCTTTGCTGCTTTGGCAGCCGATTGATTGCCTTTAAAACCTACTAATCCTGCACCGCCAGCAGCGATTGCAGCCATAGTTGCTGGTTCCATTATATCACCTTCGCCATGCGGTAATAATCGCTACCGTCTGGCCCAAATTTATACATAACGCCTTCATGCTCAAATCCCATCCATCTAGCAAACCTGATCGCATCTGGGTCTTTCATGTGAATACTAGCTTGCACACGATGCAAGTTCGTTGTCGCTAGTATACTACCAAACAGTGTCTTAGCATACCTAGCTAGTGACAGCTTCCATTTAGGTGCATGTTTGGACAGGATTACCCAGCCTTCCCCAACACCGGGCCACATTTCATGTATGCCGCCCACAGCCACAACATCATCTTTGCCAAGCACAGCATAGCCAACAACTTGCTGTCCGTTGTCAAATGCAGCCCTCATGCTTTCTGGAAACTCAAAGTCAGTCTCAATGCTGCTAATAAGACCTGGATTAAATGGAACAACTCTAAGCATCGAAAGTATTTGACCTCCGCATAATGGCCAACACAGTCATGGGCAGTGGTTGAGACTGGCGCACCACAACCTTTGCATCATTATCATAACCAGATGGAAAACTTATTTCTTTGTCACCATTAAATAATGGCACAGCCTCATCCATAGCCATACTACTATCTCTAAACGGCAATCTGTCCAAATCATCTACTGTCGGCCCCATCTCTGCGCCAACAGTGTTGAAGAATCTTACAGTAACACCATGTATACGTTTGATTTTGCCCTGCGCTACACCATCTTCTGCGCCAGCTTCAAGTCTAAGTGTCTCTATCGTTGACCGAAAACCAAAACCGATATGAACCTTAGAGGCCGATCTATCAAGCGTTACTGTGCCATTTGTTACTGTTTTATCAGGATGCGTTGAACCGTCTGCTAACACTGAAACAATCTCACCTTCAAGGTGATTAAGGCTATTTATTGTAGATGTGGCAGTGCTATTGTAAGTTAAACCGCTATCCAAGAAAAAAGCATCTGTAACATCAGTGCCAAACTCAATGGGTTTCAAAAACTCTATATGCCTTACCGTGCTGCCATTTATTTCTCTTTTGACAGACATATATAATTGATCCTCTGCACCACTTGGAATAGCTGTAATACTTTCAACTATCGCAGCCGCTTGGTTTGTTGTTGTCAGTCTGGTTGTATCAGAACTCTTGATGCTCAACAAACCGCCAGCCGTAGGTGAGGTTTCTTTTACAGTAACCACTGCCGCTGCTGGATTTGCTACAGTAAAATCATCGTGAGCATTGATTGCTGTAAATATATTGTCAGCAGTTGTGTCATTGTTTGTGTTTGGCCTGAAGCCTAAAGATGACGATGGCGCAGAACTGCCGACCGCTTCTGATGTAAAGGTAACAGTTGTGCCATCACTCTTTGTTAATACGAGCGTTGTTCCCACCGCTATATTTGCATAATCACTGACCGTAATGGTTGCATGTGCGCTAGTGCCACCAATCGTGTGATCGTGCCATCCTATGGCGGCGTTGGCCCTGTCGTATGTAAGACCTACCAAGCGTCCATCACTGTGGACAAACCATAAAATAAGCTCTGGCTCTTGCTGCCAAACCATGTCAGTCAAGCCACCACGCGGTATGTGATCGGCAAGTATAGTCAAGTCAATTCCAAGCAATCCGTCAGTATCTAAATCAAAAGTGATTTCTTTAACCTTTTCCTGACCTTTTTGTATTAAGATCGTACTGTTACCAGCCCTGACAGGACGAACCTGTGAACATCCAAAGGTGGTTTCTCGCAACACGTTTACGTTTGTTGGGGTTACTGGTGTAGATCCTGTACCACCGGACAAAGTAAATTCTGAACTTGTTGTCAAAACCTGAAGAAATCTAGCTGGCAATAAATGACGTATGACGTTTACACGGTCAGATGCAATCGTGAAGTTTACGGCTGAGTCATCAAGCGTGCCGGGTGTCATGTTTTCAAAATCAGCCGACACTGAGCCAAATATGGTCTGTGGCTGGCCTGTTGTCCCAGCAAAGTACAATCGTTGCTCATAGAACGCAACGGCCTTAGGGAAGCCCTGATCGCCGCCAAACGCGCCTAAAGACCATTTGGTTGTCGGGTTGCCTGATCCAACTACACTAGCTGGTAAAAATCCTTCTTCATTTTTGAAAGTCGCAGTTACATTCTGCGCGTCTGTAAAGGCTGTAATTTTAACAAACCCAGAACCACTATGCTGAAATTGCCATGTGATTGCTCCGTATGTTTCAGAACCTGACAAATGTACTGGGGGTGTATTGCCGCTTGTATCAGTGCCAGAATCTGTTTTTTTGTAAACATTGTCTCCATGACGCACTAAAACATTTTGTGCATAGCTAGTGCTTGATGCCCATGCGTCATGTTCAACTTCAATAACTTCCCGAAACCTTATTAGCCTTCCAACATCTGATGCTGAAAATAAATCAGCAGAAGCTACAATGCTTACACTTCCTGTGTTTGCTGAAGCATAAAGGGTAGTGCTTGTATCATTTTCGTCTAAGTATGGGCCATCGGTGAAATCTATGTCTGTAAGTGTAAAGCTCGTTGCAGTGGTTCTTGTAAGCTTTGCTGGCTCATGGTCTTTATGAGCCAAGAACAAAACGTCTGCCGACTGTGCATGGTTAATCTCAAATATTTGTGTAACTGAGTATGTGGTTGTCACCTCAACTATTTTACCTACAGTTCCAGCGCTTGAATATGTAGTAAACGAGCTACTATTGATACCTGATAACTCAAAGGTGTTGGTTGTTTTGTTTGCGACCGTAAACTCAAGATTGTTTACCTCTGTCATGCCAACTACAGATTTAATAAACACTCTGTCACCATCACTCAAACCATGTGAGGCGGCTGTAACAACTGCTGGATTTGCTTTGGTTATCGCTGTGATGTTGGTAGTGGCTTCTGTCAGTATCCCGCCATCTTTATAAAAACGAATGTAGTTTGCGCCAAACTCCAACACATACGCTTGCTCATCACTGAACTCAAAGTTGACAAGCCTGACTTTACCACCATCTTTTGAACGCCCTGCAAAAAACGACCCCGGTCTTCTGGTAACGCCACCAGATGGGAAACCAAGCATATTGTTTACAGTTTGTGCTGCTTCATTATATTTTTGTAAGTCAATACGACCTTCAAGTTTTGGCGATATTTCACCAGCACGAAAGTTGGTGATGATGGTAGAAACACGCGCCATTTTATAGCCTTATATTCGTAAAATCGTCTGCCTGTGGTTGCTCTGGGAATCCTTCCATACTATCAACACCTTTGGCCTCTTTGAGCCTATCTTGATAAATTGTAAGCATGTTTGCCGCCACAGAATTACTGCCTGTTATATTGTAAGCAATCTCTGCCGCCAGACGCGCTGATATGGCTTTGTTTAGAAGGCTATCATATTGCTCAGTGTCAGTAATCCGACCTATGTAAATGATATTGCATGTGTCCTCGTTTGATAAAATCTTTCGACCCTCAATCTTAAACATTACGTTGCTATCATATGCAGCCACATCGTTGTTTACATTACTGTTCCAAAACGACAAGACACGCAAACAGAATGGATCTGTTGGCAAACTATACTGAAATGAAAAACCAAATGCCGGAGTATCAGAATCGGATGGGAGAGCTTTTCTTGTGATTGCTGCGTTCCAAGGGTGAGAACGCAAAACAGCATCTCTGACATCATCAAAATTGCCGTTACATAATCTAGCTTCTTTTGAGTTCTCAGTCAGCGCAGTTATGTTTGCCGCGCCGAGCAAGTCCAACGCTCTGTTGCACAAGTCAACCACTGATGCCATAGCAAACTCCTAAATGGTGGCGGGGAGGTGTTTCGGATTGACCCCCCCTACCATAGAAGAGAAGGCGGCTTGCACCGCCCTCTCAATCCTTTAGTTTACAACATAGTGGATAATGAACGACATATCGCCACCAGTGCCACCAGTGGCATTGAATGTAGCGGCTATGTAGTAATATCCACCCGGATCAGTTGACGCTCCTGCATTTGTGTACAGTTTCGCACCAATCGTGTTGATGTCTGCTGCCTCTGTCCTCAGATCCGCAACCGCTGTAGTTCCGTCTGCAACTGACGTTGCAAAGAAGTCTTCGTCTACAACAGTTCCGTCTGTCTGATAGATGCCAACATTGAATGTGCAGCTACCGCCAAGCGCATCTGCCGCAACCTGTATGGCTGTGATAGAAGCATTGCTTGGGATTGGAGCCAGCATGACAATATCATTGTC